TCATGGGCATAAAGAAAGACTGCGGAAATGCTCCGCAGTCTGTTCTGTATTAGCTGATTGTGCCGAACTCTTTCCATGTGCCGGGATTTCCTGTTTCAATGCAAACCCAACCGACAGGACTACCACTTGCGGGGCTAATGGTATAAACAACCTCGCCAATGGTGTGATTCCCTTCCGTTGGAGCAGTGATTCCACTTTCATAGGCATACAAAGAAAGTCCTTTGAGTAGTGACATTTTAGACCTATCAATTACATTTGCCGCAATGATGGTTGCACCAGAAATATTTCCTTGTCCACTGTAAATCAGTGCGTCATTGTATCTTACAGCCGCATTTCCAAGTACGCAAAGTCCTTTAACGTAGCTTAAATTCGTAGCAATTTGGCCAGTTGCACCTTCGTTATTATTAAGATAGCAGTTTTTAAAGCTGAGACTTTCCGTATGTGCAGTTGAACTGCCTTCGCATGTTATACAATCACCATTCATCCATTCAAAATAGCAGGCATCAACATCAACGTTATATCGAACGGCATTAACAGGATTGATGAGAATGCCTCGTTGCCCCTCAAAGTTACACTTTAGGAATTTGATAGTTGCACCACTATAGAGAATGACAACATTATATGCGGTTTTAGTGTTATCAATAGGCAAGGCGAAATCGCAAGAATCAAATAGCCAGCTATTAGCCTGTTCAAGTAGTCTTACATTGGAGGGGCTTGCCGCATCATTTTGACCAAATACACAATTTCTAACGGTAAAAGTCCATGCGTGATCTGCAATGATAGAGCTTGTGAAACGCCTAAAAATGATATTCTCAAGCACCCATTTCTGCGCCCGCTTGAATTTTAAGCAAACACCTTCGGCGTTAACGTTAAAGAGTGTCATATTTCTGATATATGATTCTTGTGTTGTTGTATCGTCTGGCATTTCAAAGTCAAACAGCGTGTTAGCTTCTGATCTAAGAATAGTTGCGTAGATATTCTCACCGAACATTTGAAGTCTGCGTGCTTTAGTTGTATCTAAATGCAAACTCGCCGTGATTCTGTATTCACCGTTCGGCACATAGATAGGCGTTTTATTTGTCTGGAAATTTTCAATCGCCGCTTGGAATGCCGCTGTATCATCGTGAACAGCATCGCCAACTGCGCCGAAATCACGCACGTTGATTACATGAATAGTGCCACTTCCTATTTTAGCTTCAAGCGCTGCATCTGCTTCCGCTCTGGCCTGTGCTTCTGCTGCATCTGCTTCCGCTCTGGCCTGTGCTTCTGCCACAATCTTTTCATCCAGCGCCTTGTCTCCGTTCTCTCTGGCCGTGATCTCGCCCTGCAACTTGCTGGAAATGGTATTCACATCATTTGCGATAGTATCGCCAAGCGCAACAAATAGATCGTGCACGTTGGTTTTCTTGCAGTTGGAGCCTTCAACGTACTTGTCACCGGCGTTGATATTCTTCGTAATCAGCAGAAGATCATTTTCCAACCACACCCAGTCACCGGCCTTGTGGTCAACGCTGGCCGTGGTGCTGTGCTGCTCGTCATACGGAGTGATCGCAGATCTCACACTGTCCCAGAGCGCGGAGAAGTTACCGATCTTCGTCCAGTATTCCGTGCGATCCAGAGACACACCAGCCGGAACAGGCTGCACACTCAAGTAAGCGTTGCCGCTGCTATCCAAAACAACGGTGTTCGTCTCATACTGGCTTGTGATATCCCATATAATAGGATTTGCGTACTTCACGGAATTGATTGCGACAAAGTTCGTAATCTCTGTCTCAAGCTCTTTCAGCACGTGAAGGATCCAGTCAAGATTTAAGTCATGGAAATTCGCATAGGGGAAATTCTCAAACAGACCCATATTAGACCTCCTTAATAAATTTGCAGACAAAACCGGTTTTTGAAACTGTTGATGATAACGTCAATGATATTGTACAATGCAACATCTCTTTCCGCTTCAATCATCTGTTGTGAAGTTGTCACGCCGATATTACCGTGTGCACGGCCTTTTCGCAACAGGTTTCTATTTCCGGTTTCGTCCGTGGTATTCTCCGCAGACGTTTTAACAGATACCGTTCCCACGTCTTTCTGTTTGCTGTTGTTCTTCTCGTTCTGCGTGTTGTTGTCTCGCTCCGTGGGTGTGAAGTCGGTTTCATTGTAGGCGCTCACATACTTCTGATCGTTGATAACGCCGTCCGTGTTGCTCTCTCTGGTGCTCGTGCCGTCTGTGTCCGTCTTACTGGTTCCGGTTGCGTCGGCTTCCGTGTTTTTCTTTGTGTCCTCCGCTTCCGTCCATTCTTCTATGCGGTCATAGTTTTCAATAGGATTGTACTCCAAAAGTGTTGTTTTGTAAAGACGTTCCCAGATCGGAAGCTCTTTAGCGCTCCACCTGCCAATCATGGCTTGCATGAAAAGTGCATCCGGGTAAATAACCTCAAGCTCCGCAGTTTCCGCAAGCAGGTTATCCTTGACAAGCTCCACGTCCACGCCATCAGGGACAACCAACTCACCCAGAATGCCGTCATTCAGACGTTTCAGCCCCAATAGGCTTACTGTTGCCGACATTGTTCATACCTCCCTCATAAGCGTTAGGGAAACGCCACTCAACAGAAAGATCTAAGCCAAACATATCGTTTGTTGCCTTGATACTCTCCTGCAATTCCTCAAGCCACATAGCGCATTTGCTCTGTGTCTCAATGTTGTTTGCGTTCACTTCGTCTGTTACCAGCCGTTCACGCTTGTCTGTGTTGGCGTTGGGGATACCAATATCCGTGTCAAACATTGCTTCAATTTTGCGCATATCGCTAAGAATGTCGGAACTGATATACACCTGCTTCAAGTTCTGTTCAAACGCTTCCCAAGCCTTACTGCCGTCATCCCGAAACAGGTTCTTGTCAATCACCGTGCAGACTTCACCAGACGCTACACGGTCATACATCTTTTTGAAGCTCTCTGCGGCGGTCTTGTTACCTGCCGCAAACACATACGCAAGGTGCGTGTTCATCAGGTTCATTCCGACAGATTCAGCGCACAAGGCCAGCATATCACCATAATAGCCCACAATATCCATAATGCCGCCATAGTCCGGCTGTAAACGGATAATCGTGCATTGGCTTCCGATTCTTGGCTCAAGGATACCACGCAAGAGGGGATTCGTGATAATTGCATTAGTCGGCTGGTAGAACACGTTATAGCCGGTCAAGGTGCAACCCTGAGGAATAACGCCGAACGTGCTTGTGTTGACCACTGCGAGATAGCCCCAGCAGTACAGCACATACAGGAAATAATTCTTGCTCCAATGCTCCGGCAATTTCCATTTGAAAAGTGACATAGCCTTTTGAAGCAGGTAGCGCCGGAAGTATTGTGAAAGTGCTGTGTTTCTGCAATGGACGGTGGACGGACTAACGGCGGCGTTTTGCACATTGATATAATCGTAATTTGCCGGGATTCCATTCCCAATCATTACAATCATCTCCTTTCTTTCATTTTAAATAGTAGCCAAATTGGGATATTGCCGACAGGTGTCGGCGGCTCGTGTCCGGTAATGTATTGATACCAGTATTCTGCCTGCTTGCTTCGTGCCGGTTGTGGCTTCACCGTTGGGCGCTCGTAGTTATACAGGAACGCCTGTGCAAGATATGCAGGCGGCTTGTCAGATTGCGAGAACTCTCTGAACGTCATAGGGTAAAGGCTGGTGCTGATCCATTGCTTGTGGTTCTCAAGCTCGTATATGATCCGCTCCATCTCTTTCTGTCCGTTGTCTTGCCAATCAGGACCGGCCCATTCGGAATAATTGGTATACGGTGTCCACTGTACCAAACCGTAGCCGCCCACAAATGGGTCAAGGTTTTCCCAGATTCCCGGATTTAGTGTGCTTTCTGTCTGCATATTTCCAAACATAGCAGAGATAGCGTTATCCGTCCAGCCGTTAGACTTGAAGAAATAGTGCATTATGTCAGCGTTGTTCTTCATTTCGTCCATAGATAGATAACGGTTTCCAGTGATCCACGGCATCAGTACTCACCTACTCATAGAAATATCCAGCTTCAAGGTAGCCCTTTACCATCCTGTTTTCTTCACTCGTTCCGGCAATTGCAAGGTCTGCGTTCTCAATCAGTTGATAACCGGGAATAGAGGAAAGAACTTTCTTTTTGCATAGGGGGCGGCCTAAATCCTCGTTATCCTCGTCCACCAGCAGATAGAAGATCATGCGCAACTTGCAGGAATATGCAAGTGACACAATAGAGCCGTTTGTGTTCATCTTTGACACATCAGGAAAAGCCATATCCGTAGCCGCTCCAATGGTGGAAAAGATCGTGCTTGCAATACTGCCCTTACCGGAAAAAAGACTTGCGACAGAGTTTGCAACTTCACCAATTGCGGGAAGAGTGTTGCTTGCAAGCTGTGCCAACTGGATCGGAACGCCCAACTCCGCAAAATTCAGGCTGAAAACGCCCTCCCCGGAACTAAGCGCAAGCCGTGCCTGATTTGCAACCATATCCACAGCGCATTGTGCTGTTAGGGTGCTTGCAGTCAACAGGGACGGATTCAAGGCAATCCACCCCACACCGGGAAAGAATAGGCTCGCCTGTGTATACGGCGCTTGATTCAAGTATGCTCCTCTGGTGCTCTGTGGGTGTTTAGGGATTATGAATTCTACCGTTTCATAGTGGATCGTGGCAACTACTTTTTTACCGCTGACAGGAATTGACCACCAACCCATAGGAATAGATTTAACGGCTGTTCCCTCCACGGTGAACGGATACCAGACGCAAGACACAATATACTGCATGGGGTTGAAAAGCACTTTCAAAAGCTCGCTTGAAATCTCCGTAATGCTCCCCAGATAGTCAACGTTCCCCAACATATAAGATAGGAAGCTGTTCATTTCCGTTTGCGTCAGTGCGTAATAGTGTGCCGCTCCCACGCCGCCGTCCTCTGAGTTGACAATCCCCAGAACGTAAGTTCCAGTTGCAAGGGACGTTTTCCACGGTGTAGCTTTTTCGTATACATTCACGCTTGGTGGTTGCTTAGTCGGATACAATACATCAATCACACTGCCGTCAAAGGTCTTTGAACTGCGCTGAACGTATTGTGTACTCTCTCCGATACTGTTTTTCCAACTCGCCAGAACGTCAACCTCTAAATGCGCCGTCCACAAGTGACCATCGCCAACCGTCCAATCCCGGATAAAATAATAGCGGTTTCCCAGATCGGAAATATATGCATAATTATAATAAGAAGGATTTCCTTTTAGGCCAAAGTCAAAAGTAAGCTCCGGCCTTAACAGGCTGGTGGGCATCTTCAAAACGGCGTTGTGCGTTCTCTGCGTTACGGTGCTGTCCGGTCTTTTCGTGCTGTTCTCACGCTTGCTGAACTCGTACAGCGTTACACTAAGCATATTGACCTCCTTTAAAATAGGGGCAGGACATGAGGAAATGCCCCACCCCTCCGTGTGTTAATCCAGCAACAGCAGAACGCCCTTTTCCGTCATATCCATAATGGCCCGGAAATTGACGTGGTCGAACGTATTCCAGTAGCCGCCCTTGGCGTTGAACGGCGTGACAGCGGCCCAGCTATTGACCTGTGCATAACCCAGCGCTTCCTCGTCAAAGATGACGCCGAAAATACCGGCCTGCTCTACTGCTTCCCCGGTCTTTGCCGTGCCGGTGGTGTCGGTATAGACGGGGGTCACATTGATACTGTCCGGCGTTTCGATGGACTGCCAGAAGTTCACGCCCTCGTAGTCCGTATACTTGAGATAGTTGTCGTGGAAACTGTTAGCCTTGACCATAGCATCAAACTGATCCATAGCTTTGGCATAAAGATATACTTTCTGCCGGTTTGCAGGCGTGTGCCGCATAACGTGCTTTTCGTTGATAACCGTCTGATACATTTCGCTGCGCTCGGTCATCATGCGAGAGATAGTAGCAATCCGCGCGTAAGTCCACTGCATGAAGCCGGGGAAGTTGTCCGGCTGATAGATAGACTGCGCGGTCAGTTTCAATCCGGTTTCGGCATTGTACTCTGTCAGCAAGTGGACAACTCTTGCGTTCTGTTTCTCGCTCAGCAGAGCGCCGATATAGTTCGCAAGCAGGCCGCGCGCGATATTCTCGCGGTACTGTTCCAGCTTGTCGGAGCGGTTGCCGGTAATCATGGAGTTAAACCGCATGAATTCTTCCGCGCTGGTGAATGCCACATCATAACTGTCCTTATGAATAGTGTAGCTATTCTCGTAGACGCTCTGTCCGTAGAAATTCACCTGCAAAATATCAGGCTTGTTCAAGCCGTACATGTCCACGCTCTGACCGTTGCCGATAGCGTTCGGCGCTTTTGCGGCATCATAGCCAGCAGGCCACGTGAACCGGGCATCGTCCTCAATGGGCTTATCTGAAATGGAAAGCTTCCGGACTGCATTACCCCAACGTTCCATGGACATTTCCAGTCCGCCAAACTTCCGGGTATAGGGCCGGATGCTGAAAATGGTCTTTCCCCACATCTGGGATAGCGCGTTGATAATGGGATCATAGCCGGTTTTCAGCGCAGTCTGGGCCACGCTCACGAATTCGCCCGGCGTGGTGGCCGTGATGACCGTCTGGCCGGTGGCCTGCTGCACGATGCTTTTCAGGATCGTTCCGGCCTGAAAAACCATCATATCATTTACGTTTGCCATATTTTATTTTTCTCCTTTCGGTGCCGGATTGATGATCTCGGCAAGAATTTCCTCGGCGGTTTGCACTTTGGGCTGATTCACATTCATGATGTTGCTGCCCTGCACAAGCCCGGTCAACTTTTGCAGCTCCGCAAGCACGGGATCAGCAGGCTGCGGAACAGGGGCAGGCTGCGGAACAGGGGCAGGCTGCGGAACAGGGGCATGCTGTCCGGCCAGCATGTCCAGCATGGAAAGATTGGCGATCTGCTGCACGGTAAAGCCTGCTTTGGCAAGTACCAGAACATTTTCGGCGTTGAACATATTTTCATTTTCCTTTCTTCATATAAATTAAAATGACGTGCGCCACGTTGCGGCTTGAACATACCTGCCGCCGCTCGTGGTCAAGGTAGATTTGAGAACTGCCGCCGCAGTCAAGCATAACGGCATCTTGCCAACCGTAGCTTTCAAGTAGCTTCGCAAGCTGTTCCGGCGTTTTCCTTGCTCGTGATCCGTCTTTAGACGCATACAGGCAAAGCCGCTTCTGCCCGTTGACGTACTTTGTACCGATAGCCGTTCTCCCACGCCTGCCGCCTTGTGCAACGTTGTAGATCGGCTTCTTGATTGCTTTTCCATCCATCACGATATGACTGCAAGCAATATAATTTCCCCATTCTTCATTTGGGACTAAATCAAAGTGGAAACTGTTTGTGTTGTAGTTGTCCCAGAGATAACCACGATACAGGTCTTTCCCATGGTACAACGTTACACCGTTCCGGCGCAGAGGGCAAACCGGGTTTCCGTTCCTCATATTATATAAGGTTCCGTTGAGTGCATAGTCTGCGCCGGTTGCGCTGATAATGGCTGATAGGGATTTCCGCTTTCTTGTTCGTGGGTTTGGTTTGTTCAGGTAGATTTCAATTTTTTCAATGTCATCCAAAGGAATTGAAACCGCAACCTCATTCTCTTTCTTCGCTGACATGGCCGACACGCTCCTTTAGAAGTGATACAACCTCTTTCAAATCTCGCAGTGCTTCGGTATTTTCCTTGACAACTTCCGTCCAGCGCTCACTTTCTGCGGCGTGGCTCTCCCTCTCCTTGTTCTGCATCCAGAACATAACGCCTACACAGACGATAGGAAAGCCCAGATTGCTGACAAGCTGTGTTACGGTTGCGACATCCATTTGCATTTCCTTTCTGCCGGATAATAATTTAGAGTAAGGGTTTCTTGCGGTAGTCAACCGCTTGCATCAGCTTCCGGCTGTGACTTTATGCAACCCTTACTCTAATATAAGAGTAGCTTATTTCAAATACTTTGTCAAGTAGTGTTCCGCTAAATATTCTTCAAAAGTTACCTTATTTTTCATATATGCGTCCCATAGCCAGCCATACATACGCTTGAAGCGCTGTATATCTGCTTCGCTGTCGGTGTAGTATGGGGGACTGCCGGACTTGTGCAAGGAAACGTAATACGTGCCGTCTGACTTGTGCCGATACACGCAGATTTTAGAGATTGCGCAAATAGGGATAAATTCTTTTATAGGTCTGCTCCGAATGTTTCCGAAATCGTTAAATGCAAATTTGTTTTCCAGTGCCATTTCAGAAAAGCGTGTGCCCTCCGTAGCCTTGTAAAGTACGGTGTTCCGCTTTTCGTCCGAAATGGGCGAGTGTTGAAGCATATAGAGACATATACCGCGCTTGTTGTCTTGATATACTTCTTTGCCCTTTGCTAACATAGCGTTTGCCGTCTTGACAAGGTTGAAACCGACAAACACCGGGTTAGCCACATCGTTAGCGTTGGCGAGGCATAGCAACTGTACCGGCTTTTTTCCTTGAAGCTCCCTGTTTCGGTTGACGGTTTCATAGCAGTTCATCAGCGCTTCAAACTCGTTTTTAATTGGGCGCTCATGGCGTTCCGGTATGAATTCATCGAAAATCATCAGGTCAACGTCAGAAGCGTCAAACCCTCGAATGTTTGAAAACGTTGATAAAGCGGCTGAATACCCCAAAGGCTTACCCTGCTGTATCTGCTTTCCGTCCTCGTCTACCTTATAAAAATAAAAGGCGCTGTTGTACTTCGTGACCGGCGAGGACGTTATCAAGAGGTTTTGATCTTCACATATCCGCTTGAATGGCGAAAACTCCGGTTTTGTGATAATGTCGGCCTGTGCCTGTGTTCGCCGGATTAACAGAAAAGTCCTTGGGGCTTGAATGGATTCTAACAGACTGCCGTATGTTTTGCCGGTGGCTCGCCCTCCAACCGCAAAGTTGAAGGGCAAGCCACGCTCAAGCAATCCGTGAACATCTAAATAGCCGCTATCAAGATATATGCGGCTCATGGGTTACACCAGAGTGCAGGTGATAAACTCACGGCCCGCCTTGCTCTGTCCGCTGATAACCTCAATTGTGTAATCCTCGCCGTCCATCAGGTCAGCAATGTTCATGAAATCTTTTTTAAAGGTTGCGCTGTTGGTGGCGCACACGCCGCCGTCCTTGTCCATGATAGACAGCACTTCGACTTCCTTACCGTCCTTGTTCACGTCACTGTAAATGCAGTAGGCGGTAACGTCAATCTGAACGCCGATGAAATCTTTCATCCTCTTGATAGCCGGGTCGAGGGTCAGCTTGTAGCTCTCACGCTTGCTCAGTTCCTTGCTGGTCTTAATGATAGTCATAGTTTTGCTCTCCTTTAAATTTTATTTACCACGGCGTTCCGTTGGTTACTCATATTCATATCTGATTTCTGTTAGTAGCCGCTTGTAATCGGCTGTTAGTCCTAACGTGTAAGTGCTATGCCGTAGACAGACATTAGCCGTAATTTTACAGGTGCGTCCTTCTGCTTCATACTCTGTTGCGATGTATGGCGGCATATCGTTGTAGATTGCTTCAAGTCCTCCGGCTTCAACAAAGGTAAATCCCTCGTGAAAGGCTGTAATTCCTCCATGCGCTTCAAGTTCTTCACCCCCTTTCTTTTTCTCAACTCCGGCAATGGTGCAGATCAGTTTGCTATCCGGTGTCTCACGGTAAACATACTTTTTTGCGCCCATTGTCCGAAATTCGCACATATCATGTTCTTGCTCGTATACGCCCATGTAGTGCGTGATCCCTGCCGGATCGGTAGCGTATGCTCCGCTGTTGCGGCTGTCTTTAATGCGTTCCCTGTTGAATTTGTCCAGTTTGATTTCGCCTAAGTATTTTACACTGTCGGTATCACAATAGACAAACTGCGGCGCATTGGGGTCATCTGGATCTCCATGGGCGAGCCTGATACCCTCCTCAAGTCTGTATCGTGCCCATGCTGTTACCCATACGCCCCACTGATATGCAAGGAACGCCTTTCGGTTATATGCTAACAGTAAGCCTGCTTCGTCCTCGTTCTGTTCTTTGAAGTCATTATCTATAAATAGGATCGACTGCTTTACAGGGTCTTGTGCGCACATTCCATACAATGAGTTGAGCTTGTTCTTTGACTTCATATATAGCAGTTCTTGCCCGTCAACGTTCTTTAGCTCTGTCTTGTAGTGGTAGTATTGGCAAATCGTTTTTATGAGCGGTTTAGGCAGGTAGCCATACCGAGCAGTAGCTACATCATAAAATTTTATGTCCGTCCATGCGTACTCACTTAACAGTATTTTCAAGTCAATGTCTGTTATGGTGGTTTCCATATAGTCAGCGGAAATAATTCTTCCGTTATCCAGCAGTGCGTTTTCAACGTGTCTGCACTTGGCTATTGATAGATATGGACAACCCCAATCAACCCGTTGCAGGTGTGCGCCAGTAATTGCTACACGCATGATACAGGCTTTTTGACGCTTTCCCAACATCTTGATAACTTCGTCAAACGGTACATCTCCCAGACGGTAAAACTCACTTACCGGGAATTTGCAGTTGCACATCACATCCGGGTAACTGCTGGATCGGTCTGCACTGTGAACGTTGTGCAAGGTGTAATTTGCATAGTATCTGTTTGCGTGGGTGTTTCCTCCCCGGAATGCTTCTCTAAGCATCTTGTATGTCTCAAAGTCTGGTAGCTGGCCTTTAACGAAATTGTAAGAAACTTCTGACATTGCTTTCTTAGCGTCCCGGCGAACGTAGCCGGTTGAAGTTAGCGGAAATGTATACAGGTTATCTCCGTCATGCTCCATTTCAATTTGTATTGCTTCGGTTAAGCCTTGCACATCATGTATGCAATAGGCTAACTCCTGTTCGCTTAGTTCTGTCCATGGATAGCGCACTTTGTCATACTCAAAAGTGCCGGTCAGCTTCTTGTGCTGTACGCCCATTTTCTTTGTATAGGTGTCTAAGTTCATGTTGCTATGCAGGTAACTGCATCGAAACTCAAAACAGTTGTACATATCACATTTCAAGACTTTGCGAGATCGGACGGCAAAAACTTCCTCCGGCTCAAATGGGTAGATACCTCTTAAAAACTGAAATTCATAGGAAAGATTGTGAACAAAAACAACCAGAAAAGTGTCATCAAGAATGTTATGCAACTTCTTTTGAAATTGTGTAAATTCATCCCATGTTCTCCCAACAACTGTGTAGGCGTTTCCGAATTGCCACTGCCAAACGTACATGATAGAATTTTCAATATCTGCAAGTCTGGTTGTCTCAATGTCAAACGCTGTTATGAGGTCTTTATATTTCCGGCGCTTTTTTGTACGTTGGTTGCCTTTCTTCCGTTTTACTTCCGGTACTTGCTCAAGCCATTCAAGTGGAAATTCTGACGGCTTGATTACCATAGAAATTCATCTAACGCTTGCAATAGATCGCCGGAAGATCGTTCAACCACATTCGACTTGCGTTCAAATGGTGCATCTCGCTCCGATTGCCACGCTTGAAACGCCCGAAAAATTTCGACTGATTTATTGACTTTCTGCGTTGATCGTTCAAATGCTTCTGAGTTTTTGATTTTCTCGTATACATCCATTGCTACAAGACTACCATAGCCACGCAGATTAGACGCTTTCCAGTACCGGAAGAACTCGCCCAGATCATTGAAATTTTGTTCGTTGACGTATTCATAGCCATGTTCGTGGAAAGTCTTGATTGCTTCTTTGCGATAACGTTTAATGCCTGTGAGTGTGCCGGTCTTGGCTTGCATCATCTTTGCAAGGTCTGCTAACAGGATTTTCTGCTCGTATGGTTTCAGTTCAGACGCTGGTTTATACTTGTCCTTATTATAATAGTATGTCTTGCTTGCTCTGCCGATTTCGCTTTCTTCAATGCGCTTTAAGCGCTTCACGGCGATTGCTCTTAGTCTCTGGTATTCATGCTTGATTGTTTCAGGTGTCCACACGTCAGCGTGTCGTATTGCGTCCAGTGTGTACAGTTCCGGGGTTTCTTTTGGGTCAATCACTTCCCCTGTTGCCGGGTCTGCTGTTCGGTAAAACTTCATGCTTTGCTATCTCCTTTCGGAAAAGCTCACGGCAAAAAGCCGAGGTAGACATGTCACGTTCGGCGGCTATAACCTCAAGTGCGTCCTTGAGGTCAGCCGGAACGGATAGCGTCATGTGGGTAGTTGCCCGGTGCTTAAAACGACTTCGCATTGTTCTCTGGTCAACTCCTTTCGTATAAGATTGATACGGAGACTTGGCTTAGTGCGCTTGATATAGTTCACGCATTCCAGCGCATTATGCAGATTGAAAAACAAATATGTTCTCGTGTCAATCTGCTCAAAGTGGACAGTCAACAAAAAGCACTTAATTTTCATGTAAATTCCTTTCTAACAGGCGTGAACCCTGCTCGCTGTATTCCCAGATTTCAACATCATAGCCGCAGTTATAGAAACGGATGGAGCGCTCAAGAATCCAACTGTAATCACTTGACCAGCAACTAAGCTGTTCGCCGTTCTTGTAGTAGATCAGGCGATAACGCATTTAGTTCAACTCCTTCCGAAATATCGCAGGGCTAACTGTGCCATGCAACGATCGTCTTTCATGAGTGCCAATAGCATATTCCAAACTTTCCATTCCCCTTTGAGAATTGCAACCTCTTGATCCACCTCGCCGTATTTATCACGCTTAGTCTTATAGAGATCAAAGGAAATGCTTTCCCAATCTTCAACGTGCTTCAACAGGGCCTTAAAACGGATTTCATCGTTAATGGTTTTATAATGAATTTCATTCATGATTTAACCCTCCTTAATTACTTCGTTCGGCTGTTGAACTGTCTATAGAATAACATAAGCAATACAAAATTTCATTAACTTTAC